TCTCATTTGTTCTAAGTGAGAAATTACCCAAATAAAATCAAATTGAGTTTTAAGATATTGCATCATCATAAATAATGATGATAGGTTATCACTATCTAATGTGCCAAATCCTTCATCAATTACTAAGAAGTTTGGACGATGTAAGTTACATACATTAATAAGTGCTACTCTAATATCCAATCCACTTATAAATTTCTCCATACCACTACACATTTCCAACGGCCATTCTTGGTCATCATAAACTATTTTTGCATTGATTGATTTACCATCTACATCCATCACTACACTAAAATCTACAACTTGTGAAAGTATATTATTCACCTCATTTTCAATTACAGGTAGAGCTTTTGAAATCAACTCATATGGAATACCATCTCTCTTTACAGCATCTAAATAATAGGTGTATAGGCGATTCTTTTCTTCCAATTCCTTAACATCATTCATCTTAGCTTTTATCCCCTCTATAAACGAAGATATAGAAGAAATAGAACCATTTAAAGTTGCTATATCTTTAGTTACTTTTTTAATATCTGATTCAATCTCACTTTTGGTTTGTTGTAAGCCTGAAATGATTCCATCTATTTGTACATTACGTTTAATAGTTTCCTCATTATCGTGATATTTTTGAATATTATCTTTTACCGATTGTAATTGGTGTTCTAATAATTGTACTTTTGTATCAAACCCCAATGATTCAGCTTCTGCTTTTTCTTTAATAACAATTGCTTTCTGATATTTGGCTTTTAAATCAGTTAGTGTTTCCCATTGTTCTTCTACATTTGCAATTTTGCCAGCTTGTGTAACTAATGCACCATGTAAAATATTTAGAGTTTCTAATTGACTACCCTGCTCATCAACCTTCTTTTGTGTTTCAATTGCATCTTTTACGAATACATTGTTCATACAAAAGTTACAATTAGGGTCATATTCGTGCTCTGCTAAATGTGATAACTTCTCTTTGTTATGTTCAATACCATTTTCTAATAATTCAATTTGGTGAATTGTATCATTTATTTGGTCTTTTAATAAATCCCATTCACGTTTAGCTTCTTCAATTGGTAAATCATTGATAGTTTTATTTTCTTCAATTGATTGAGAAACTTCTGCTATTAAATTAACATATTCTTCTATTTTAACTCCTTTTAGTTTCTTTTCTGAAAGGATATGTAAAATATCTCTACCTAATTCACCTTCTTGCTTTGTTAATGATTGCAAATTTAAATTACCATCAATAGGAGTCAGTTCTCTACTTAATCCAACAATCCTATCAGCCAAGTCGGTTGAATCAGTATTTAATCTACCTAATTCTTTTTCTAAATTCTTTAATTCAACTTTTTTATCTTTTAAATCATTTGCTTTATCAGCTAATTCAGTTGTAAAATCAGTTTTCTTAAAGTTCTTAATTAAAACAGATACTTCTTTGATATCTTCCGTTGCTGTTTCATATAATTTATCGAATATATTCAATCCCATAAATTGTGCTAATAAATCCTTTCTTTCTGATTGGGATTTATCAATGAATAGGGCGTTGTTACCTTGTAAAGATAATGCAGTTAATACAAAATCTTCGTATGTACCAACGTATTGTTCAATGATAGTATTGGTATCTCTCCTCTCTGTTCCGTTTAAAGAAGTCCTATCATCACCATCTTGTCTCCAAAATTGAACATCTACTTTAACATTCTTTCCTTTGTTAATTGTCTTTGCGGTTCTTTCAATATGGTAATCTAATCCATCTATTTGGAAATGAAGATGACAAGCAAATTCCGATTTACGATTATTCATAATATTTTGAGCTTTGTAAGCTCTACTACTCTTATCGTATAAACAAAATGATATCGCATCAAATAGAGAAGATTTACCCGTTGCGTTTGGTGCAAATAATCCCATCAATCCACCTAATTTGGTAAAATCAATTTTATTCTTTTCACCATAACTAAACATGTTATCAAATTCAAAACGAATTGGTTTCCATTGAATATTTCGTTGAACATCTTCGTTTACAATTCTACTATTAATATCTCTATTAATATTTTCTAATCTATCTAAATCTTCTTTATCTACAAACGGCATCATTCTCTCAACATACTCATTTATAAGTGAGTTCTGATAATTGATATCGGAAATATCTTCAAAATCTAATTTATTTAATCTATTACCTGTTTTTGATTTAGCAAGGGAATCGGTTCTGATAATTGTGAAATCTTCAACACCATATTTCATTTTAATCTCAGCCATTACTCTTTTAGTATCGGCAGAATCAGTATTAGATAAACGAACTCTTAAACGAGGTTTTTTTGGCATATCCGTTACGATAGGAACTTTACCATTATCAACATCCATAGTATAATATCCATAATCATTTTGAATATCAACTTCTTCGTACTTCATACTATCTAAATCCCAAACTAAGAATCCGTGCTTATCCAATGTTTCACCAAAGTTTTGTTGAATCAATGAACCGGCATAAACTACTTTACATCCTGCTGGTGAAATCATAGTTTGTCGTTTATGAATATCACCCAATAAGGCTAAATCATATCCATCAAACATATCAGGTGTAAAATGACGAGAAGATACTACATATCCAATATCCGTTTGAGAATTATCAACAGGTCCGTGAAACAATGCAATCTTCTTATTACCAAATAGAGTTTCAGCTTTAGGCCAATTTGCTTTATCATCAAAAATACTAAATACACCAAAATCTACGCCACCGATGGAATAAACTTGTGTATCTCTCAAATATATAAAGTTTGGTAGATTTAGGGCTTCAACAATTGGAGTTAATACATCCAATCTATCGGAGTTGTTCATATTACAATCGTGATTACCTGTAATAAGGATTGTTTCACACAATTTAGAACATTCCGTAAATAACCAACTAATCTCTCTAACTAATTCAGGAGATAGTTCTAATTTAGCATGGGCAATATCACCTGCTAAATATATGATTGAATTATCCGTACCTCTTTTACGAATCTCATCAAACATTTTTTCAAAAACCTGTCTGTACTCATTATGTCTTTTTACATTACGAATGTGTACGTCTGCGATGTGGTAAATCTTTTTTAATTTACTCATAAACTATTTATTTTATTTAATAACAATTCTTCCGATGAAAACTCTTTAGTTTTCTTTAGTTGTTCGTAGAATTTCTTGTATCCTATTTCCGATGCATCTTTATCTTCCATATACATCATTTTAACATTTATCCCTTGCTTCCTAAAATATTCTGCTGCTTTAAGGGCTTCATTAATTGCATCACTATCTAATGAAATTATAATATCACTAACTCCACTCATAAAGATTTTCTCAACCAAATTACGAGATGGAAATTTACCTAATAATGGAATTGCATTTCTTTTAATTGTGATTGCATCAAATACACCCTCACATAATATAATTGGTTCGTTCCAATTAACTTGTGATTCAAAACATATTATATTTTTACTGATTGGAGGATTTTTATATTTCATTTTATTCTCTGGGTAATACGAACGAGAAACAAAGTAATTTAATGAACCATCAGAATTGTATGATGGTATAATTATCCTTTGTCCGTACAATCCTTCTTTACAATATCCAATATTATATTTTATTATATCTTTTATACCTATTCCTCTTTGAGTAAGGTAATGTATTGCGTGTTTATATTCGGGATTAAACCCTTTAGGAGACTCACCAAGCGATATAAATTCTTTTGGTAACTGAATGTATACTTTTGTATCTGCATCCTCTAATTTAGGGTTATAATTGGAATCTCCGTATATCTCTCTAATAATAGAAATAGTCTTTCTATCGACATCTAATTTCTTTAATAAAGATGTTAATTTCTTACCACCACTATTACAAGTCCAGCAATGCCATTTTTGAGTTTCGGTATTAACTTGGAGTTTTTGCTTAGAGTGATTACAAAATGGACAATAAAAGGCTAATTCATTACCCTTTAATATGGAGTAATTACCCAACGCATTAGATAGCGTTGTTATGACCGTATTTTTATCATTAACTTTCAACACATATCAAATATACAACAAATATTTGATATTACCAAATTTTTATGGTTCTAAAAACCAAGAATCCGGTATTTCCTTATCTGCGTACTTATAACCATTCTTATCACACCAATCTGCGTATGTGGTTTTAGAGTTTTTTGTGATTTTGTTCTTAGAATTGGAGAAAACGAACCTAATATCAATTGTGGGGTTTTGAGCCTTAACTAACAAGTGTTTTTTTCTATCAGCCGCTACAAATCTACCCTTTGTCTCTACTCTAATACCATTTGGTAGTTTAAAGTCAGGACTATATGTATGATTTGATGCAGGAATTATGTATGGAACTTTTTCAGTTTCATACTCTACTTTAATTCCTTTGGATTCTATTTGTTGGGAAATGGTTTGTTCTAAACCTGATTTAAATCCGTATTTCTTTGCAACCCAAGTTGGATTGTTCTTTTTTGTAACTTTTTTAGCCATTAAGTTGGTTTATTTTTTAAATGTGTCTGAGTATTTTTTCTCATTCACTGCACCACCTCTACCAGTTTTGAATTTTTCAGCAGTTAAAACTTGCTCATCTGCTTTTTTCAAATCATTTGTAGTATATGGAGTTTTTGCATTTACACCAGCATCAAAATTAATCTTATCAACACCTAATGCTGATTGTTGTGCTTTGTATAATTCTTCGATTGTTGCCATAATAATTGTTTTTTGTATTTAGTATAAATATAAGTTAAGTATCAAAACGTACAATAAAGTTTACAGTTAAATCTGGCATTGACTTTATTGGTTGTGGAAGTTTAGCAATTGCAACTAAATCACAATTATCATCGTATAATCCGATTGTTGTAATCATAGGTGCTAAGAATGAACCAGTAGAATCTACTGAGCCACTTATATCATAGTGTTCAAATCCAGCTTTTTTATTACCAATTGAACCACTAAATCTATAATCTAATATATCGCCTGTTTCTAATGTTGTTAATTTTTTAATATATTTAACACCTGGAGTTGTAGTTGTTTTATAAATTTTACCATCTGAGCCTGATACAAATCCATTTTCTCTTCCAATCTCTACTACTGCCGTTGGATTTTGGGATACATTGAATTCATCATCATTTGCAATTAAAAGATACTCATGCTCATAAATTGTTTTTGTAGATTTAAATGATAATTCCCAATTTGTATTTAATTTTGCGGCTGCATCTCTAGTTAATACAATCAATCCTTGTGTGTAAAATATGTTACCAATTTTATCACTACCAGCTGCTCCTTCTAAAAATGGTATATTTTCTACAACCATAACACCCGTATTTATATTAAAACTCACTACGTTTAAGTTATAATTAGTTCCATTGTAAATTATATCAAATGTACCATCTGATAAATCGAATCCAACATATGGTATAGTATGAAATGTTCCAGAATATGCATTTGAAGCTATATCTAAAAAATTTAAACTATGTTCTTGTAAATCAATTTTACCAAAAGTAATACTATCTCCACCTGCTCCAATTATATTTCCAAACTTATCATCTATAAATGATGTAGTTACTCCATTTTTATCAATTAATAAAACAGACCCCTTTTTGATTCCTTCGCCTACATATATTTGTGGAATAGAAATTACTTTAGCCGAACCGCTTAGATATCTATCACGAGTAGATTCTTGTATATTATAATCAGATGATTTATCACCATATCTTACAAATGGATTATCTTCATGTCCATTATAAAATTGAGCTCTTAGTTGTCCATATAATGAGTTTTTATTAATCGATAATCCACCATCAGTTGTTACACTATTTGATGTATAATTTCCATCTTCAGCTTCCAATAAAGCAATTTCAGATGAAGCCTGATTAAAATCCCATTGTTTATAGGCTTTAAATGGACGTATACTAATATCTGATTTTGGTATTCTTTTTAACATATCACTAATAAATATCTTATTAAACAAAAACCCAACTTTTTAGGGTTGGGTTCAATCTATGGTTTTAATCATAGATAGTTATTTGGCTATTCTCCTCTAAAAATCTAATTTAACCTTAATTGCCACTTCTTTATCAAATGATTTCTCAATTGGTTTAGAAGTTTTTGCTACTGCTAATAATTCATTAGAATCATCATATAATCCTACACTTGTAATATACACATGCGGGTCTCTTTCAAATAATGATTGAACAAACTGACCAGTAGAACCGGTTACGAATGTTGGGTTGTTTGAGAAGTTAAATTCTCTATTGTTTGCTCTTACAAAATAATGAGATGTTGAAACGTTTTCAGTTCTTCTTACTTGGAAGTCAGCGCCACCTTGTAAAGAACGTAATAACATTACTGAGCCAGAGTTTGCACTATATGTAGAACCACTTAAAGAAAGGTTATGATAAACACTTTTTTGTGAATCATATGCTGGTGCTAATTTGGTATCAACCGAAGAAGATAATGCTGCTGGGTTTAATAAAATGATTCCCATATCTGGATAGAATAAACCCCATCCTTGTCCATTAGATGCCGTTGCACTATTTACTGAAGAAGTAGCTGCAGTTCCAATGTTTAATGAACCACTAACTAAATTATAAACTCTTCCTGCGGTTGTAACGTTTTCATCAGTTCCACCACTATCATCGATTAACGTAATACTTCTTAATGAACCAGATAAATCAATTGATATATTACCTGGGTCTAATCTTTCTTTGTATCTAGCTCTATTGATATTGATTGCGTAGAATGATGTCATATCAGCACCACCTGCCGTTGTACCACTATATATGCTAAAATACGGGTCAGCTGAATCTAATAATACGTTTTTATACTGATTATAAGTTGCTTTTGTTGGAGAAGTTGAATCATCATTTTGAGCCAATGTTGGTGAACCATATCCGAATGCATCGCCATAAGCAACTGAGAATTGAACCTGAGATGCATCAGATGATGTTAATCCATTATAAACATCGATATAGTATTTACCACTTACAGATGTTACTTGTGCAGAAGATGTATATGTTGCGTTTACATCCAATGAACCTGTATCACCACTCCATATTCCAGAAGTTACAATTTCAGTTCTATTAGTTACTTTATCAATAGCTCCGAACTTTTTGTAAATACCATTTGTGATGGTAGTTATATCTGAGCTGATTTGTTCACCTTGACCTAAAAATTGGTTTACGATTCTAACTAATTCGTTAGTATCAACGGGAGTTCCTGCGGTGTTCGCTGCACCGGCTAAGTATTGTGATAAATTACTTGCTAATAGGCTTCCTCTATTGTCTCTTATTAATGCCATAGTTTAAATTATTGAACGTATGTTACGGTTACTGGAATTGTTTGTGAACCACCTGTTTCGTTACCATAAACAGTTATAGTTGTTCTGATAGTTGAAGTTAAGGATGGGTTTGGAATAAATTTAAATGATAATCCTTTTGCAATTGCTGCAGTTGCAGATACATCATCTCCGATAAATACAGGCACTGTTCCTACATCAGATGTTACACCTTCTCCCACAATATCACCTGCTGTTTTATTAGAAAGGATAATTGTATATCCTAAGCTTCTATTTCCGGCTGGAGATGTTGTTGGTGATAATGAAACTTCACCACTTTTTTGATTTACTGCAATATTAGGAACACCAAATTCTACAACCGGAATACGAGTTGTGTTTTTTGGTAAAGTTACTAATTTGTATTTCATTACTTGTGTTTCATCAGGATTAGCTTCTAAAACTGGCATATTTTTAATTGCCGCATCGTAGTAAGATGACCCTAATGGATGTGCCGGTTCGTATAAAGAGTAATCAATCTCATCATCTGCTAAAGCAAATTGAGTTATGTTTAAACCCTGTCCAGCTGCCAGTTTTTCTCTACCCTTTTTTGTAAGGATTGCATCGACTGTTAATTCTGTATTACTTAAATATCCCATAGTGTTGTATTATATCGTTTGTTAATAAATATAGTTTTTATAAAAATTATTACTCAACTTCTAAAATTGGTTCAGAACTATCTCTACCAGTCTTATTAACTCGTAGAGTATTTGGATTAGATACAAATGTTTCAATAGGAGAACTACCATCTAAAGTAGTTGCCGCAGTGTTTTTTGAACCTCTAAAGAAACTATTTTCTAATCCTCTTGTTAAATCCGAAGTATTTCTATAATGTGTTGGTAAATATCCGTTTACTTTTGTTACTTCAACTATACTACCCGTTCCAGCGTTTATTACTTTGGAACCGGAATATGGTTGTATATTTAATTTCGTTTCATAATAAATAGAAGATGTTATGTGGTATCCACCACGTGGGTCACCTTTTCCATTTATTACTATATTATACGCAACTACATCTCTTTGTTTTTGTTCTTTAATTAAATCTACTTTAATTCTTTCCTTAACACGTCTACCATTTGTATCAAAGTATGTTCTAATAGCATGTCCATTTTCTGCATATACACCAAATCCTACATTTTCATAATCACTTTGTCCAACAAATGTGTTCGTATCATAAATATCAATCTCCGATAAAATAGTAGCTTCACCCAACCCAGCATCTATTGTAACTTCATTTTGAAAAGATTCTGCTATTTGATTTAAATTATCATTTGGATTGATTAAACTATATAATTGATATGATTCTGCAAATGTTTTATCTATTGAAGCAGTATATATTATACCATCATATTGATTATTTTCTCCAAATAAATTTTCAGATAAATTACCATCAATAATAGTTTCATATTGTTGATTTTCTGCTAAAAATATAGTTGTATCAGCAAAATGAATCGATGTTTCTTGTTGATATTCTTCTCCTGATGGTTTTTTATGAGGAACTTTACTTCTTTCCAAAAAGTGTGGTTCAATTAATAAACCCGTAGTAGCCTTAACTCTCGCTGGTAGCATTTTTTTAATATCATCAAACATTGATTTTTCATATAGTTTGATTAAATTAATATATGCGTAAATATCTCTACCATCAAATCTTTGGAAATAATAATTTCTTAAAGAATCTAATTTTGAATAGTTTGGTTTATAATCATCCGATGGGTCTCCAATGTAATCATCTATATTTAATCCACCAAATGATTTTGCAATATCCAAATTCAATTCCTTAGTAGGCGAGAAAAATAATCCCACTCTATTAGAATCAGTTGGCGATTGGTCGAATGCTTTTTTAGTTGCTCTTTGTTTTACTGATAAATCAACGCCAACACTTCCACTTATTTTTGTTCCATCAAATGTATATTGGTCTTCAAATCTAATTTTATTAGTTGAATATCTACTTGCACCGCCATCCGGTACTTCCATTACAATTGTTCTATCAATTGCTTCGAACTGATAAGGATATGATGTTATTGGTGTAAATCCACTAGCGCTTACATATAATAGTGGAGAACTATTTAATGAATATAATGGGATTAATGAACCACTTTCATAATCATTACGAGTTTTACCTGTTTGGAAATAAACGTTGGTATCAATATTAATCATTGATTGCGTTACTGCCAAATTCTTTGGATATTCAAAATCTAAACGGAAATATAAATCCGATGTAGATGCCGAAATACTATTACCATTTACCATTTCAGGAAATGAAACGTGTTGATTGAATACATTAGTATCCAATTGCTCACTCCATAAACGGAATTCATCCAATGAACCGGAATATTTTTCTCCAACTTTGATTTTACTTCCGTTATTCCAATTTGTATAATTAGATGAAGATACCGAATTACTGAATAAGGTTCTTTCTTTATCAGCTTGTCTAATATCTAATTGTAATCCATTAGAGCCACTACTTACAGATATACCAAAGAACTTATCATTGAATATTGGTAATAATGATGATGAAATCGTATTTATTAAAGTGTTTGAACCTGAATATGTAAATTTAACCTGTCCGTATGTAGAATCGGTTGAGCCACTAAGATATACTCCCCAACTACTTCCTGAAACTAATTGGTATTCTCTTGCATATGCTGGCTTTACAAACATTTCAATTGTGTTTGGAACTCTACCTTTATCGGTAATTTTCCAATCCATTTCTAAATAAGAACCACTATTCATTTTAAGAGCAGTTGTAACGTTATCCATTACTAATTTACTCTTAGTTTCATTGTTATTTATTTCCGGTCCACCAAATTCTAAAATTGAAAGATTTGATGCAGGGATACCATAACAACTTAATAAAGCGTATACACCTCTTCTAGTTCCTTTATGTTTTAATAAGTAAGGTAAATTATTTACAATTCTTCTCCAAACTTCGTATGTTCTTTGTTTAGCTGGATTAGTTTCTTTGGTATTACCATTTGAGTCTAATCCAAATGTATAT